ATTCGAAGTATCAGACCTAGCTCACATATCAGAAACGGAGAAAAAGTATTGACATTATTATTAATTATGTTAATATAATATTATAACTAACAGAAGAGGTAAAGTATGAAAAACACAAACAAACAAACATGGGATTACATTGACAACGATGGTAATACCAAGAAGAAAAAACAATGCGAACACTGTGGTTCGCCTATTGAACCACAATACCACAACGGAAAAGTATTTTGGACAGACGGACACGATGGCTTTCCTGTTTGCGATGGTAGAGTTTGCGATGATTGTAATTCAAATGCGGTCATACCAGCTAGGCTAAGAACAATACAAAGCTAGTAGCTAAGGGGGAATAAGTTTTTTTTCTTGTTCCCCCAAAACTTTTTTTAGCCTCCCCCCAAGAGGATACACACATGAATATAGGTGGTAGCTAAGAGCGGTCGTTCCACGTGAAACATGAAATTTGCTATATATATAGTATCATCGAAATTAATTAAATTAATACTTGTATTAGCTAGTCACTATGTTAATATAAGAATTGAGAGTAATGTAATGCTCGGAACAGCTAACAACTGTAGTTATGGAAAACGTTAAAGCTCAATAGTGAGATACAGCAAACTAGATAAAAATTGGATAGTCCTAGAAAGTACCAATTTATTAACATACTAACAATAGGAGAAAATATTATGACTAAACAATTACAACTTCCTTTTTCATGGTGCAAACGCACAATCATGGATGCGGTAGGTAATGACATATTCACCGCTATCTTTATTAAGAAAGATGGTAGTGAACGCAAAATGGTTTGCAGGTTTGTTCAAGATAAAGGCGAGCTTGCAATAGGTGAACACGATAGGATACTAACAGTCCTTGACATGTCACTAGCTAAGAGTGTTAGCAATGCATATAGACGTATCAATTTAGATACACTTAAATCTATAAAACATGCTGGCAATATATATAACTTCTAACATAGGAAAACAAAATGCAAAATATACAAAAAGGAAACGAGGACGCACTCAATACAGACGCTATCAAGTTTGATATTGAGCTACAACCTTTACAAACTGTCGGCGGTCTAGCTGTCGATGAAAATAATCGCAAAGCTGTTGTCGATATAACCAATGGTCGTGTCGTCGGCACTTGCGGAAAAAACTACAAACCAAACGCACATTGGAAAGTATGCGAATTGGTCAATCATGGACTTAGACAATCAGACATTGATTTAACTGACATAGTCGTTGAAGATAACATGTATGATAATGGTGCTAAGTTTCATAGGGTTATAACATTCCCTAAAATACAAAAGTCACTAGCTAAGAAGGACGATATCATAAGTCTTAAATTGGATATTCATTCTAGTTTAGATTTAACTCGCAAGATATCTTCAATCTTCAATGCGGTGCGTTTGTGGTGCACTAATGGTTGTGTCACTAATGACTACAACACTCAAAGGAGCTATAAGCAAACATTAGGGTTTCTACCCGAATGGCTAGCTACTAACTCAGTCGATGCATTAGTTAATTTTGAAAAAAACAAACAAATGTTCGACAGGATGTTAGCTACTAGCATTGATGATGATACAGTAGCTAGATTTTTTCAATCTACGCTAGCTAAGTTATCAAAACCTAGCGGAAACCAAATTGATGGTTATGTTTATCACAGTGAGAAAAAACTTACAGCGTTGATGAAACACTATCAAAAAGAAAAGTCACAATGTGGCGGTTCTAATCTATGGGCGGTATACAATACTATGACGCACTATTCGACTCACGTTGATGACATAGATTGGACAGGCACTGAGGTTGATGAGACTGGCAACATTGTCCAAGCACAGCTAACAGGTGCTAGACATAACGTCGCTTACAATCGTCAACTTGACGTAGCTAAGAGTTTAACGCACGAACTATTCAAGCGTGTTGCTTAAACTTTTTTTTTAACTAACTGAGAGTCTAGCTAACAATCAATCCAGCTAGGCTCTCTCAACTATAGGAAAATATATTATGAGCAATCAATACTATGATGAAATAACAGATAAACTATCAGACGTTTTTATAAACTACAGAGATGAACTATTAACAATAGCTACTAACATTTATCATAACACCGATACAGATAAAGACATTGAAGATATTGTTATTGATTTACAAAAAGAATATCATCAAAAAGTTTTAGACAATAAAATGTCAATAGAGCAAGTCAGAATTGATTTATATCGTGAGAGATGTAATACAATTTACGACTACTAGCCACAGGCAAGGGATACCTAATAACCAAAAGGGTATCCCCCCCCTAAAAAAATTTTTAATATGTCAGGGGTCTATTCCGCACAGCGGTGGGTAATTATAAAATGGTATTAACATAGGCACACCCATGTCTGAAAAAAAAATCGAGCCTGCGGCTCTCTTCTTAGGGGGCAACACAAGATGTTGTGGTTAAGTTAATTAATTAACACAATATGTTGCTATCTGTTTAAAAAATAGTCATAATGAAGGTGGACAACTATGCCTAATGAATGATAAAGAAAGAATACAAGAGATTGTATCAACACTGAAAAAGCGGCGAGTAGAATACAAACTTAATTACTACAAACCTTATAGATTCCAAAAAGACTTCCACAAAGCAGGTAAAGAAGCCAACCAAAGACTATTGATGGCGGCGAACCGAGTCGGTAAATCCTATGTGGGAGCTATGGAAATGGCTATGCACCTAACAGGTTTATACCCTGATTGGTGGCAGGGCAAACGATTTAAAGAACCCATAAGAGCATGGGTATGTGGGGCAAGTAATGAAACCACTAGAGACATCTGTCAAAAAGAATTATTCGGACAACCTGACAATCCAAGAGATAAAGGCAAAGGAAGCGTTCCTAAACACCTAATTGGTGAGACCACAAGGAAACCTGGTGTACCAAATGCTCATTCTTCTGTTCTAGTCAAGCATACATCAGGTGGGTGGTCACGATGTGCATTCAAAGCCTATGAAATGGGGGCGGAAAAATTTATGGGGGAATCTATCGACCTAGTATGGTTAGATGAAGAACCCTCCCAAGAAATCTATTCCCAATGTATCACAAGAACGCTAGACAGGCGTGGACAGGTCTATTTGACGTTTACTCCTGAGTCAGGTATGACAGAGGTAGTACAGAATTTTACGACCGATTTGAAGCCATTACAG